GTGCCTTGAGAAGTTTCACCATTAAAAAGATACCACTCATTCTCTGCATAACGAGACCAAGTATTTGTAGGAAGTTCAGTTGCACTGATACTATGGATATGGTTATGCCAGTTAGTATATGCACCAGCACCAGATGCATCTCCCGTTGGCCAAACGTATCTATACCAAGAATCTACTCCTTTTAATGTTCCAAAATCGCCTGCCATAATTTACCTCTATCAGAACTTGATGATGTATTCGACGATAATAAACGGTGAAATTACGTTATCTAATTTAGTAGTTACAGCAGCAGATAAACTTACAGATGTTTCTAGACCAAAAGGATCAATTTCTTGTTGTGTCATTTTATAGTTGAAATTATTGTTCCCTGGAACAGTAGACTCTGAATGATTGAAAGTGTTTGACTTTGGTGTACTAACAGAGTGTTTGTGTTGACCAGCAAGGAAAGACCAATCATCTTCTGCTGCAACAGGTTGAAAATAGTTTGCACCTGTTGGTGAGATAGAATTAGCACCAGGACCACCTTCAGGAGCAGCACTATCTGTCCAAGATCCAGTGTAGTTAAAAATTGCTGTTTTTCCAACATCATGTCCATGTGCCTGATAAACATCAGCAGAAGCAAGTCCGTTTTTTGTTAAATTGTCAGCATCACCACCTACGTAAATTGGAGCTCCTTTAAAATTAATTTTTGTTTGCTCCAGAACTTTTAAAGTTCCGTTATAAGTAATAGTTTTCGTTGCTGATCCTAAAACAGTAACATCTAAACCAGCACCAGCTCTATACTGATCTGTAGTTCCTACTTTATCCTGCAAGTATCCACCAGAAGAATTTGCTGCTCTAATGTATTTTGATCCCAAATCTGGCAATTGAAATTCAGTTTCTAATAGTGAATCTGGATCTCTAGCAAATTTTGATTGCGCTCCTACACCAAGAACAGATGCTAAAAGAGGATATTGAGATGCTGGCAAAATACTACCATCACACCTTAAGTATCCAGCAGGCAAGTCTGATTTAAATGAGTCGGGATCATTATCGGCAGAAAGAGTGGATGTGTAAAGTTGAATGGTTCCTACAAGACCCCCAAATTTAGATTTTTCTCTGGTGTAATACGCTGCCATTTTTAAAAAGCTCTAATTAGGTATAAAGTTGACATTGAAGCAGTTTGAACTTTCCAGTCGATTGAGAAAGCACTGGGTAGATTATTTGGAGTTAGAGGATCAGATCCACCCGTAGAAACGTTAACATTAATACTATCATCAATTCTTAAACTCTGCAAATCAAATTTAACTTGGAAATCTTCGTGTTGGTGTGCGAAAATATGATTATTTGGGGTACTGCTTGGATCATTTACGGTAAAACTTCTAGCACCATGATTAAAGAGAACTGGATAACCACCCAAAGCACCTCTATAATGAGCATTATCACTACCAGGAACAGAGACACCACCTAGAGTGCCAGCGCCAGGGTCAAAGTTAGGTGTTTCAGCTAACTGGTTAGTATCACCAAAAGATATAGGATCTCCTGTGTTTATATATCCGTCCCAAATTTTACTAGAACTATTAATTTGAGTATCATCTGGAGTTCTTCCTTTTTGTTTTAAACTATCAGTAAACCATGTTTTAATACCATGCCAACTACTTTGAGTAGTATTTGGTTTATATTGTCTCATCAATTTACCACCATCAATACCAGCAAGAATGTGTCTCCCTGGTCCTTCATTGAATGGATTACTTGGTTTGTCCCAACTTTGCTCCGTATTTCTTGTAAAGTCCGAGTAGATACTATTGAAATCAAATAGAACACCATCAATTTGAACTGTTTCAAATCCAAAAATTGATGGACCAAGACCAGGATCTGCCTGATCATTGGTATTGATAGATTCTATAATAGTTGAGTGAGTGTGATTCGGAAAGTGATCTCTTCCCAATTTTCTTGGCATAACATAAACAGTCTTTTGTGCTATACCACCAACCAAAGTTTGACCATCCACAACACCAGTCATTGAAACTGTGTTCAATGTAAAGTTAACAGAAGTTTCTGCCTGAAAATTGTCAATCAATGCCAAATTTGAATTGGGTGCGGAACTAGTTCCAATGTAGTCATCAACAACTGCTCTAGCTTCCAATGTATCAATAACAGCATTAGGAGCATTTGACCCAAAATAATTATAATCAATATCAGCAACTCCTCGCTGATTCATATTAGGAAGATTTATAAATGCACTATTATACCCGATGTAAGGGAAAATAAAATTTGAGTCACTAAAATCTACATTAGTTCCACCGTATGTGTCTCTGATTACCCTTGCTAAAAGAGGATAATCAGAACACCTAATAGAATCACCATTGCATGATTTCCATCCTTTGGGAATACTCGCTATTTCCCCAGTGTAGGGCATGATGGTGCCGATAGCGGCTGCCTTCATTGCCCTAGCTGTATTGTAATCCAGAGCCATTTATTAGACCTCCATTAACCACCAACCAGTGCCATCAGTTGGTGCATTTGTTGACTGTCCTAGATAATCTACATCACCGACATATACAAGTCCAAGTGCAGCATTTGGTGTTTGTACAACCAATTCACCACTACCAGAACCATGAGATGCCGAATTAGCGGTTTCAGGAACATCAGAGTATTGACCCGTATTTGTTCCATCACCCTGAATCAAAGTATTTGAAGCAGCTCTAATTCTCAATGTAACATTATATGTTAAGTTGCCTCCAATATCAATGAGTCTAATCATATCACCAGTAGTTGGATTTGTTGGTAGCAACAATACAAGATTACCAGTAGGACGTATAAAGTAATTTATATTAGATTGCAGTTGTGCTCCGCCAGAACCTGTGTTCAAATACAACCACTTTCTAGCACCAGTTGGAGTTAGGTAACCAGTCATTCCACCAGCATCAATAGATCCATCATTATTAACTTCAAAGATCTTATCACCTGTGATGGTAGTTGCGGCAAGTGTAGAATTGATTGTAAAGTCACCGCCATTAACAACTAGATCACCAGCAAGAGTATTGATGCCGTTTGGATTAGTCGAAGTATATGCACCAGAGATCTTAAGGTCTCCAGTAGACTGCTGTAAGAAGAGTTTCGTCTCTCCACCAACGACTCCATCAATTCCAGTTGCATTTGAAACTGTGAAGTTTCCACCCTTAATTAACGTATCGCCATTTGATCCGTTAACAGTGAGTTTATCACAGAAAGATCCACCAACTCCTAGGTCACCGTAGATGCAAGTATCACCAGTTGCAGAATCAACATAGAATCTTTGACCACCATCACCATTAGTAATCTTGAAGAATTGGAAATTCTCCGAAAGACTTCCATTTAGGATGACAGAATCTTCAATTGTTGTTACTCCACGAATAAATGTGTTGCCTGTAGTAGACTCAACACTCATCATAGTAGTGGAAGGAGATCCACCATCATGAACAACAAACGATTGAATAGATGTTGTTGTTAGAGATATAACTTTAGTAAGTTCAGAATCTGACAGTCTTAAGATGTCTCCTTCTGCAAGAGATCCACCAAATTCAGCAACTTGAATATCTGTTTGAGTTCCAGTGGTAGCAGTAGCAACACCATACTGATTAGTAATCCAACTTACATTTTCAGAAAGATCAAACTTGATTACCTTTGCATTATCAGGGTGATCATCTCTGATGTAAGTAGATAATGGTTCACCATTATTATCTAGACCATTCTGACCACGCTCAACTTTAACACTAATATATGAACCACCACCAGTATTACCTGGATTCTCAAGACCAATAACTTTTAGAAGTTCACTGTACTGTTCTCCAACTGGAGATAGCGTTGTATTTTGCTGACTGACTGCTGTGGTTCTATCAATCAGTAGATAACTTCCTACAGTAATGTCATCAGTGCTATATGCTTCATCGAGAGGCAAGAACCAAGTGTAATCATTTCCAGCAGTAGTGTCTTGATACTGTGCAGGAACACCAGATGTTCCACCCCATGATCCTGTACCCTGTGTATCAAGATCTCTTTCAATCTCACTCTTCTTAAAGAGGTCAATATTTGGATTCTCAATTCCACCAGGACCATGAGCAGTTGGAGGAGTTCCAATAACACCACGTTGAACAGTAACTTCACCAGCGTTTAGACCACCAGAAAGTGTAATGTTACCATTAACAGTAGCACTTGCTTTAACTAGTAAAGAGTTATTAATTGTAGTTAAACCACCATCTGCACCAAACGAAAGTTGACCAACGCTTCTTGCGAAATTCATCGTAGAAACGCTTGTAGTGATGAAGTTCAGAGTTTGAGCATTTGCCTGGAAATTGGCAGTTGTATAGGAAGCATTATTACCGATAGTTAGATCACCATCGAGAATAGTATATCTACTTCTTACATTAAATACACTACCACTGGTCAAACTGTTTGATAGGTTCGCAAATGCTCCACCAATGTTAATATTGGAGGTGTGTGCAGAGTTATCATTAGCAACTAAACCAAGACCGAAGGTGGAATTAGTTGATGCATTGTGAATATCGAGAAGAGAAGTGGTTGCAGAACTTCCAATTGTTATAGACTGTTGCGTTACAGCATTACCCAAACTGACTGTCTGCGTTCCAGTTGCCTTGTCTGCAATGTATAAGTTGAGAGCATCACCAAACATATTGAATGTTTCAGCCTGACCATCAAGCAAGTTAAAGATGCTTTGCTGGGTAGTAACATTTCCACCTTCAATTGCAATATTAGATTCAAATAAAGTATCTTGAGTAATTCTTGCATTACCAACGACTACCAGAGATCTATCGAGATTAGCATTATCAACATTGATTCCTAAACGATCATTTAGAGT